AAAGAATTCCAGACCCTTGTTTCTTGTGTACCTTATGTCCTTCCCATGGCAGAATTATCAGAGAAAGGAATTAAGTTCCAGTCTCCCATAATTATTGCCACATCGAATCTCAAGTACGGACAGGAGCTTAGACAAGTGTACCCGGACCCTCCTATCATCGATGATGCCAGTTTTTGGCGTCGTATTCATTGTCCCATTATGGTAGAGTTCCAACAGTTTTTCAAACTAAAGGAAACACCAAAATGGATTAGACAAGAAAATTTGATGATGAAGAAAAGACTTCCGAAAGATTCTATAAATAAAATCTCGGATCATCTCTTCTTCCAACGGAAGGTTGACTTTGATCGCTTAGGAAACTCTCAGATTTGGGAATCCCTTAGTGATCTAAAGTCATTGGTTACACAGTTTAAGCTCAGGAAAGCTTACCACGAGAATATTCGCAGCACCTGGAGGCAGACGGTAATTGATGGACATACCCTTCGTAACATTGATGAAATTTCATCATTGTTACGGGATTCTGGTTTACCGGAATCTACGGGTTGTCCAGTCAAACCTCCTTCCCCTGTTGTGGTTACACTGGAATTTCCAGCGTATCCACCGGATGGACCTTTACCTTTTAGAGTTTAACCTATTAAGGAACCACTCAAGGTAAGGACCATCACCGCAGGGAAGGGAGATACCTTCTGCCTGAAACCCTTACAACGAGCAATGTGGCTGGCCCTCGATGAGGACCCGCAATTTTGTCTCACTCATGGAACCAATCGTTTAGAAACCGCGATACAGCGGATCTATTACGAATCGGATCCTGAAGATGTATGGATATCAGGTGACTACTCGGCTGCAACCGATTACTTCTCAATCGAGGGCTCTAAAGCTCTCCTAGAAGGGATCCTGGAAAGTATTGATCATGAACCGACGAAACGTTGGGCACTGAAAGAAATCAGTCCCCATCTTTTGGTTTATCCAAAATCGTCGGGTCTAGAACCTGTTTTACAACAGTCTGGACAACTCATGGGTTCATTACTTTCCTTTCCTCTACTCTGCCTACTCAACGACTGTACTGCTCAATTTGCAGGAGTCCCTCCTAATAAGTATCTTATTA